ATGAAATTTTTCCGCGCGGGCTTTTCTGGGGGGGGGGTCTGGCGGTGCAATGGTGCACAGGAGCGGCGAATGGATGATGCGGCGGGGCTGGACGTGCTGGCCGAGATGCTGGGCGGCTGGCCTGATCACTTTGGCGCGCTCGAGCTTCAGCATGGCCGCAGCCTGCTTGCACGGATGCGGCGGGAGAAGGTCGTTGACGAGATCATCTTCGGCATGGTGATCCGCTACGCTGACGACCGGGCCTCCTATGAGAGGATCACGGCAGCGATCCGAGAAAACGAGGTCGAACAACAGCGGCCCGACATGGCGATCACGCCTGCGGATCAGAAACGGTCGCTGCATGCGAACAAGCTGGCGATGCTGGAGAAAGAGCTGCTCGGCACGCCCTACCAGCGGGTGAAGGCTGGCCTCCCTGCGCAGTCCACGTTCATTGATTACCTGGTGTCCGCACCCAAGGAGTCGGGCGGCGACAATACCGTGACGCCGTTCAAGCCGATCGGGCGCCGCGGTGCTTGACACGCCGATCACCGATCGGGGGCTTGCCTGGGCGGACTCGATCATTGCCAAGCGGATCCCGGCGTGCCGCAAGGCCATTGCCGCAGCAAAGCGGTTCAAGCGGGACCTGAAGCGGGCCGGGACTGATGCGTTCCCGTATGTCTGGGAGCCGACGTACGCCGAGCACCTGTGCGCCTTCGTGGAAGAGTGCCCGCACATCGAGGGGGAGTGGGCCAACCGGGGCGAGCTGCTGGAGCTGTCAGGGTGGCAGGCCTTCGCCCTGGGGCAGATCAATGGATGGCGGCACCGCGAGACCGGGCTCCGCCGGTTCCGCTACGCCTATATCGAGGTCCCGAGGAAGAACGGCAAATCGACGCTGCTGGCGGCGGTGGGGCTCTACTTCCTCGCTGTTGATGGCGAGAAAGGCGCGAAGGTCTTCAGCGCCGCGTCCAGCACGGACCAGGCGCGGATCGTCTTCGATGCGGCGCGGGCCATGGCTGGCGCGTCCCGGCCGGACGGGCGCACGATCTCCGAGCTGATCGGCCTGCTGGTCGAGGAGCACAAGATCAAGTGGAAGGACCCGGAGACGAACCGGGTGGACCCGTCGGTGATCTACCGGCCCGTCGCGGCGCAGACAAAGAGCCAGGACGGGAAGAACCCTCACTGCGCCATCGTGGACGAGCTGCACGAGCATCTCGACCGCCGGGTCTGGGATGCAATGACCTCTGCCCTGGGGGCGCGAGAGCAGCCCCTGCTGATCGCGATCACGACAGCGGGGCACAACACCGCCGGGGTCTGCTACGAACAGCGCCGGTACCTGAGCCGCATCCTCGACGAGGTGTCGCCCGACGAGAGCTACTTCGGGATGATCTTCGAGGCCGACGAGGGCGACGAGCCTGGCGATCCGGCGACCTGGGAAAAGGCGAACCCAAACCTCGGCGTCTCCAAGAGCCGACAGTACCTGAAAGACGAGTGGTCCAAGGCGCAGGCCTCACCCGCCGCGATGGGCGAGTTCTTGCGCAAGCATCTCGATATCTGGACGTCGATCGGCGCGGCTGCGCTGGACATGCCGAAGTGGCGCGCCGCCGAGGACCAGGCGATGCGGATCGGTGACTTCGCCGGGCGCCGCGGGCTGATCGGGGTGGACCTGGCGACGGTGCGGGATTTCGCGTCGGTCGTGGCGGTCCTGCCGGATGACGACATCTACCGGGTGTTCTCCTGGCATTTCCTGCCCGACGCGCTGGTGCAGAAGCCGGGCAACGAACATTTCTATGGCTGGGCGCGCGACGGCTGGATCCGGACGACTCCGGGGCCGATGCTGGATCTGAAGCTGGTGGAGGCGCTGGTCCTCGACCTGGCCGGGCAGCCGGTCCCGACCTTCACGTTCCACGACACCGCGCCGCTGGACATCGAGGCGATCACGGCGGACCCGACCTATGCCGCGCAGATGGCGATGGCCTGGGAGTCCGCAGGCCTGCCGGTGACGCTGATGCAGAGCCGGGCGAAGAACATGCACGTCCCGTTCCAGCTGCTGGTCGGACTGGTGGAGGCTGGCCGCCTGGTGACGGATGGCAACCCGGTCCTTGCCTGGATGGCGGGCAACACGCTGATGAAGCAGGTGCAGGGGGGCGACATGACCTATCCGGCCAAGCTCTCGCCCGAGGACAAGATCGACGGGATCACCGCCCTCATCAACGCGCTGTGGCCGCTGGGCGGGGTCGAGGAAGAAGACGCAGGACCCTCGGTCTACGAGCAGCGCGGCGTGCTGGTGATCTGATGGCGAAGTATCAGCCGGTGCAATTGGACATTACCGATGTGAAGGCGGTCTGTGCCTACATCGAACGGGAGGTGGCGACATGGAGCGCGGAGCAGCTGCAGGCCCTGTCATCAGAGGTTTTGGCGCTGACGGATAAGGGCCGCAGTGTTGCTGTCGAGGTAACGCCGGTGGGCTTTGCCGCGATCACGACACCAGAGCTGTTCGCGGTGCTGCGGCGCCACGGGCTGAGCGGCCCGGCGATCCCGGTGCAGGGATAGGGGGCGCGATGGGTGTTCTGAACTGGCTGCGGATCCGGGCCGCCGCACAACCGAAGACCGGCGGCAAGCGGATTACCAGCTCCGACGACCTCGAGCGCGCGATCCGGCAGGCGGGGCTTGGCACTGCCTCGGGTGTCGCTGTCACGCCTGAAAGCGCGATGCGGGTCGCCGCTGTCTATGGCTGCGTCCGTCTCGTGTCCGGTGCGGTGGGCAACATGCCCATCCACGTCAAGGAGCGGGTGGACGATCTGACCCGTCGCGATCTTCCGGACCATCCGCTCTGGCGCGTGCTTCGGCGGCGACCGAACGGGTGGCAGACGCCTTCGCAGCTGAAGCGCATGTTGACCGCGCATCTGCTGCTGCGGGGCAACGCCTACGCGATGATCGTCCGGAGTCGTGGGCTGGTGGTCGCACTGCACCCGCTCGACCCTGACCGGATGCGGCCGGAGCAGGGTGACGATCTGACCGTCCGGTACGTCTACCGGCGTCGGGACGGCCGTGAAGTCCGGCTGGCCGCAGATGAGGTGATGCACCTGGTCGGGCTGACGCTGGACGGCGTCACCGGCCTGTCGGTGATCTCCTACGCCAAGGAGACGATCGGGCTGAGCCTGTCGCAGGAGCGGCATGGGGCCATGACGATGAAGAGCGCGGCGCGCCCGAGCATCGTGCTCCGGCACCCGTCGCAACTGAGCAAGGACGCCACCGAGAACCTGGTGGCCAGCCTAGAGCGATACCGGCAGGGCGGCGAGTCCGAGGGCAAGGCGCTGATCCTCGAAGAAGGCATGGAGACATCGACGATCTCGATGACGCCCGAGGACGTCCAGTGGATCGAGAGCCGGAGCTTCAGCCGCGGTGACATCGCGATGTTCTTCGGTGTCCCGCCGCACATGATCGGAGACACCGACAAGGCCACGAGCTGGGGCACCGGTATCGAGAACATGGGTCTCGCCTTCGTCAAGTACACGCTCGAGGACCCGCTGACGACCTGGGAAGAGACGATCAGCCGGGACCTGATCGGTGATGACGAGCCGCGCATATACGCCCGGTTCAACCGTGACGCGCTGCTGCGCGGTGACAGCAAGACACGCACGGCAAAGTACCAGAGCGCGCTTCAGTGGGGCTGGATGTCTCCGAACGATGTCCGCGCCCTGGAAGACATGAACCCCCGCGAGGGCGGGGATGTCTATTACGACCCGCCGAACACGGCCGGCGGGCAGGACCCCAGCAGCGCCGACCCGGCGCCGGAGGAATGACACGATGACCCTGCGCCCCCTTCCCGAACTGAGCGCCGCGCGGCTGCCCGAGACCTTCGCCTTCGAGGCTGATGCCGAGGCGCTGGACAAATGGACGCCCGGCGTCCGCGCCGCCCAGATGCCCGAGAACACGATCTCGGTGCTGGACGTCATCGGCGAGGATTACTGGTCCGGCGGCGGGGTGACGGCCAAAAGAGTCGCGGCGGCGCTGCGCTCGATGGGCGACCAGGACGTTTTCGTCGATGTGAACAGCCCCGGCGGTGACTTCTTCGAAGGGGTCGCGATCTACAACATGCTGCGCACGCACAAGGCAAAGGTCACGGTGCGGGTGCTGGGTCTCGCGGCCTCTGCCGCCTCGGTCATCGCAATGGCGGGCGACCGGGTCGAGATCGGCAAGGCGGGATTTCTGATGATCCACAACGCCTGGGTCGTCGCGATGGGAAACCGGCACGACATGCGGTCCGCCGCCGACACCCTCGAGCCTTTCGACGATGCCATGGCCACGGTCTATGCCGAGCGCGCGGGGGTCGAGAAGTCCGCCGTCGCGCGCTGGATGGACGAGGAGACCTGGTTCAACGGCGAGCGCGCCGTGGCCGAGGGACTCGCCGACGGTTTCCTGTCGGTCGATACGATGACCGACCCCACACAGGCCGCCGTGAGCGGCTCCGTCAACGCTGTGCGCCGCATCGACTCGATGCTGGCGCGCGCCGGAATGCCTCGCTCTGAGCGCCGTAGCCTCATCGGCGAGGTCAAGGGGGGCACGCATGACGCTGCCTCGACCGTCACGCATGACGCTGACGACTGGCATGCTGCCGCACGGCAGCTGATCGAAACAATGCGGTCGTAAGGAGACAACCATGACCAAGCATTTCAAGACGCCGGGCAAGGTGCGCGGCATCGTCGGCGGTGTGCGCGCGGATGCGAGCCCGACCGACATCCTCAACGCGATGCGTGTGGAGTTCGAGGCCTTCAAGGCCGAGCGGACGAAGGAGATCGACGACATCAAGAAGGGCCTGGGCGATGTCGTCCAGTCCGAGAAGGTCGACCGGATCAATGCCGAGATCACCTCGCTGCAGAAGGCGCTGGACCAGACCAACGCGATGATGGCGGCGCTGCGGACCGGCGGCGCGGGTGGCGGCGACCTCGACCCGGCCAAGGCCGAACATGCCAAGGCGTTCAACCATTGGTTCCGCAAGGGCGAGCGCGGGCTCGACGCCGATCTGTCGGACCTCGAGGTCAAGGCCGCGCTGACCACGGACAGCAACCCCGATGGCGGCTACCTGGTGCCGGAGGAGATGGCGACCGAAGTGGATCGCGTGGTCGGGACCGTCAGCGCGATGCGGGGCCTCGCCTCTTCCCTGACCCTCGGCACGGATCAGTACAAGAAGCTGATCAGCATGGGCGGCGCAGGGTCTGGCTGGGTCGGCGAAAAGCAGGCGCGCCCGGAGACCGACACGCCGACGCTGCGCGAGCTCGTGTTCAACATGTTCGAGATCTACTCGAACCCGGCGGCAACGCAGAAGTCGCTCGACGATGCGCGGCTCGATCTGGCAGCGTGGCTGGCCGGAGAGGTGGCGATCGAGTTCGCCGAGCAGGAGGGCGCGGCCTTCATCACCGGCGACGGTGTGAACAAGCCCCGCGGCATCCTGGGCTACGACGCCGTCGCCAACGCCTCCTACGCCTGGGGAAAGATCGGCTACATCGCTTCGGGCAAGGCCGACGACTTCCTCGCGCCGACGGGCACGGCCAGCCCGGCGGATGCCTTCGTCGATCTGTACCATGCGCTGAAGCAGCAGTACCGCAACGGCGCGTCGTGGCTGATGTCGGACCTCACCGCCGGCCGCGTCCGGAAGTTCAAGGATGGCGACGGCAACTTCATGTGGCGCCTGCCCGACGGCGTTGCCGAGCTACCGACGTTCATGGGCAAGCCGGTCGTCACCGACGACAACATGCCGGTGGCGACGAACAACACCTTCCCGGTGGCGTTCGGCAACTTCGCCCGCGGCTACCTGATCCTGGACCGCTTCGGTGTCCGGGTTCTGCGGGATCCCTTCACGAACAAGCCCTACGTCCACTTCTACACCACGAAGCGCGTCGGCGGCGGGATCCAGAACTTCGAGGCCATCAAGCTGATGAAGATCGCGACGTCCTGACGGGCGGCGTGACCTGATCTGACGCAACCCCGGGCGGCGGTGCCGTCCGGGGTCTTCTCCCTTTCGGATTTTCCTTTCGGAGACCAGACCAATGAAAGACATGCACTCGGGCGTCACCGCCCTGGTCGCCATCGCGGCGGCCATCCTGGACGCGGACAACACGCCGCCCGCCATCGACCTGCAGGGCTATCACGCCGCCGAGCTGGTCCTGTCGGTCGGTGTGGGCGGGATCACGTTCAATGGGACCAACAAGGTCGAGTTCAAGCTGACCCATTCGGACGACGACGTGACCTATACCGCCGTCACCGCCGCCGACATGCTGGGCGTGGATGCGGTCGGCACGGGCGGGATCGTCAAGGCGCTCACGTCGGCGCATGCGGCCGCCTCGGCCTACCGGTTCGGCTATGTGGGCGGCAAGCGCTACCTGAAGCTGCTGGCCGACTTCTCGGGCACCCACGGGACCGGGACGCCGATCGCGGCGGTGGTCATCGCCAAGGGCGACGACAATCCGCAGGCAGACCAGGCCTGACGCCGATGCTGCCGCCGGTCCCGATCACTCCGCCCGTCGAGCTTCCGGTCTCGCGGGCGGAGGCGAAGCTGCACTGCCGGGTGCCGGCGGCGGTCACCGCAGAGGATGACACGTTCGACGAAATGATCTCTGCCGCCGTGGCGCATCTCGATGGCTGGCACGGGGTTCTGGGCCGGTGCCTGGTCACCCAGAGATGGCGGCAGGACTATCCGGACTGGCGCCCGGTCCTGCACCTGCCGTTCCCGGATGTGGCAGCGGCCAGCGTCGTGGTGAGCTACCGCGACGAGGACAATGTCGAGCAGACCGTGAGCGATACGCTGTACGAAGTGATCGAGGGGCTGCGTGGGCCGGCGGTGCACTTCCTCGACGATTTCACTGACCCGTCGGTCTACGACGACAAGGCCTATCCGGTGTCGATCGCCTTTGACGCAGGGTTCGGCGATGCCGCCGCGGTGCCTCCGGATCTGAAGCTGCTGATCAAGCAAATGGTCTCGACCTGGTACTGGAACCGCGAAACGGCAATCGCCGGGTCGGGCTTCGCCGACACCCCGCACAGCCATGATGCTGTCGTCGCGCGCTACCGCAGGGTGATGTCGTGAAGGCCGGCGCCTTTGCCGATCTGATCCGGTTCCAGCGCCGCGGTTCGGTGCCTGACGGATACGGCAACGAACAATCAGGGCCGTGGGCGGACATCGAGATCGAGGGTGCCCCGCTCGAGGTCTGGGCCGACATGCTGGAGCGCACCGGCAAGGAGCGCATGGACGGCGGCGCTCTGGACGCACCACGGATGGCGACGATCCGCGTGCCCCGGTTTCCGGAGACAGAGGCGATCCTCGAGTCGGATCGGATCGTGGCCCGGGGAGAGTCTTGGAACATCCGCTCGATCGTCGCGGTGCAGCGCAACCGGGCGGTGATCGAGTTCGAAGCGGAGACGGGAGTGGCGACGTGAGCAGTTCTGTCAGGGGCGCGGAGCGGGTCCGGCGGAGGCTCGGTGAGCTGACCGCCGCGGTCAAGCGCGAGGTGGACAAGGCCAACGCGAAATCGGGCGCGGAGATGGAGCGGATCGCCAAGGTCCTGCATCCAGGCGACGGGGCGAACCGCGCGGCGATCAACTCAAGGCCGCTGCCAGACGGTTCGACTCTGGTGGACTTCGGGCCCAAGGCAAAGGTCACGGAGGGCAATCGTGGCCCGCGGGCCTTCGTCAATCCGACGCTGAAGGTCACAGAGAAGAAGCGGACCAGCCGCGCCCGGTATGCAGTCCGCAAGGCGGTCAAAGAGGTCTTTGGTGGCTGACGGTCCGCAGGAAGCGTTCCAGGCTGCGCTGATCGCGCGACTGCGCGCGGATGTCGGGGTCACCGCGCTGGTCGGCCAGCGTGTCTATGACGAGCCGCCGCAAGAGGTGGTGCGTCCCTATGCGCGGCTGGGGAACCTCGATCTGCGTCCGTTCCGGACAGACGGAAAGCAAGCCTGGCAGGTCACCTTCCTGATCGAGGGGCATTCCCGACCGACGCAGGGCCGGGTCGAGGCCAGCCGGATCGCGACTGCCGTGATCGCGGCCCTCGACAATCAGCAGGCCGCGATCACGGTCCCGGGCTTCCGACTGGCCTGGGTCGAGTTCGTGACCGCAACCACCACGCGCGCCAACGACGGGCGCAGCTACGAGTCCAGCGCCGTGTTCGAGGCGGCGCTGGACGTCACCGCCTGACCGGCCCTTCGGCAAGGCCACCAGATAGAGGACAGCACGATGGCAAAGCAGCAGGGTCGGGAGCTCCTGATCAAGATCGGTGACGGCGAAGCGAGCGAGACCTTCGCCACGCTCTGCGGTCTCGTCGCCAAGACGATGACGATCAACAACAATCCCGTCGATGTGACGACGCCGGACTGCGAGGCGCCGGGCGGCGTCCTCTGGACGGAGCTGCAGAACGGGGCGAAAAGCGTGTCGGTTTCCGGCAATGGCTTCTTCGAGGACTCCGCGGCGGAGGCCCGGATGAACACGATCGCACTCTCCGCGACGGCCGTGGCGAGCTTCCAGATCATCGTCCCGAACTTCGGCACCTTTTCCGGGCCGTTCCACGTCGGGACGTTCGACTTCTCTGGAGAGCAGGAGGGCGGGGTGGCCTACTCGCTGTCGCTGGGGTCGGCAGGCGCGGTGACCTTCACGGCTGCCAGCTGATGGCGATCAGCCAGCCTGGTGTCCTGCGTGAGGTCATCGGCGGGCGCGACCTCCCGCTGCTCCTGCGGAACGGCGAGATCGAGCGTTTCGAGGAGCGGTATGAGTTCGGGGTCTTTGCTCTCTGGGATCAGCTCCTCGGACGGGGTTCGCCGCCGCAGGTGCGCCACGTCAGGGACCTCGTCGCGCTTGGGCTCGTCGGCGGTGGCATGTCCGACCGCGAGGCGGACCGGTTTCTGGCCGACCTGGCGCCGGGCGAGAACCTTTCCCTGCGGGCCATCGCGCAGCGTCTGCTGGGCGTGACCTTCCTGCCGATGATCCTGGAGGAGGCAGCCGGAAAAAAGTCGGATGGATCGGACGGGGCCGCGCCGGACGATCCGACCGGCCCGGACGATATGACGCCCGAGGCAGGATGATGAACATCTGCGGCATCATGGGCCGCCTGCCGCAGGAGGTTCTGGCAATGACGCCGCGGGACACTGACCTGCTCGTGCGGGCCTGGAACGCGGCGCAGGCCGCGGCGAGCGGAGAGGTTGCCCCCATGAAGGTGGATCGGTTCCACGATCTGAAAAGGCAGTACCCGGATGGCTGACAATACCGAGCGGATCGAGATCCTGCTGCGGGCCCGGGACCGGGACCTGCAGCGCGCCCTCGACCGGAGCAACCGGCTGATCTCGCGGTTCGAGCGGGACGCGGGCAACAGCTCTAACCGCGCATCGCGCAACATCGAGCGGGCGATGCAACGCGCCAGCGCCGCGATTGTCGGTGTGGCGTCGGGCCTCGCTGCTGCGGCGATCGGTCAGTTCACGTCGGGCCTTGGCGCAGCCGTCCGGGGTGTCGCGGCTATCGGTGATGAAGCCAAAAGGTCGGGCCTAGGCGTGGAGGTTTTCCAGCAGCTGACCTTTGTCGCAACGCAGAGCCGCATTCCTGTGGACGCCCTGATCGACGGCATGAAGGAGCTGAACCTGCGCGCCGACGAGTTCGTGACGACGGGCGGAGGGTCGGCTGCCGAGGCATTCGGGCGCCTGGGGCTATCGGCGGCGGAGCTGACCGAAGGCCTGAAGGAGCCGGACAAGCTCTTGCTCGAGATCATCGGCAGGATGGAGGATCTCGACCGCGCCGCACAAATCCGGGTTGCCGATGAGGTTTTCGGCGGGACCGGCGGCGAAAGGTTCGTCGAACTGATAAGCCAGGGCGAAGACGGCATTCGTCAGCTCATGGACCGGGCGCACGAGGTCGGTGCAGTGCTCGACCAGGAGATGATCGAAAAGGCTGCCGAGATTGACCGGCGGTTTGGAGAAATGACGACGCGGATCGGATACTTCTTCAAGAACGCGACCGTCAACACCGCCGATGTCCTGGTCAACCTTACGAGGATCGCGGAAGAGGCTGCCTCTGTCTCCGAGGTTTTCGACGACATCAACCAGGCGCAGGGACTTCTGGGCGAGCAAGGCGTCGAAGCCCTGGCGAGCGACCCGGGACTGATCGACCTCAATGCAGACGCTCTTGCCCGGTTGCGGCAGGAATATGTCAACATCACGCAAGATGTCGAAGCATTCGCGCGGGTGTTGGAAGAGGCGTCGGCGCGCGCGCGACAGTACGGGTACCAGGATGTCGCGAACGACCTGTTCAAGGTATCGGCAGCATTCAGGGATGCGTCCCGAGAGTTGCGGGACGGAACGATCAATGCGGATGAGTTCGAGGCGGTCGTCTCTGAACTCGTGACGTCGGCCGACGCTGCCCTCAGTTCAATCGAGGCAATCGACCGGGCGGACTTTCAGCAGGCAATCAGCGGGGTCGGCGTCCTGTCCGGCGCGCTCGCCACAGCTGCCCAGTTCGCGCGCAACCTGCGCGCCAATTTGCCAGGTGCGAATCCAGGAGGCGCAGTGACGGCGCCCACTGGCCGATCCGCAGCGCCCCCGAACAACCTGAGGGAGTACTTCTCGTCCGATGCGCCGCCGGGATCGTCGAGCGCCCTGGCGCCGAGCGCGTCGCGCCGTCCGCGCACCAGGCCAAATGACATCGACTTCGGCATGCCTCCGTTGGAGACCGGCGCAGGCGCAGGCCCTGCCGACGGCGGTGGCGGTGGTGGCGGTGGCAGCTCCCGGCCCAGCGAGTGGGCGCGCGAGGTCGAGAGTCTGACGCGCGAAATCAAGAGGCTGGAGGCGGAGGCGGCGTCCTTCCTTCTCGCTGCCGAATACGGGCGAGAGCTGGGGGACGCGGCGGAGTATGCGCGCAAGCGCGCCGAGCTGCTGGTGGCGGCGCAGGAGTCGGGCCGCGAGGTCACGGCGGAGCTGACGCAGGAGATTGATGATCTGGCGCGGTCCTATGTCGAGGCTGCCGAGAGTGCGGAAGTGGCAGAGGAGGCGCTGGACCGGATGCGGGAGAATGCCGAGCGTGGCACCGAGGCGCTTGCCGACATGTTCACCGGCATTCTGGACGGGTCGAAGAGTGCCAAGGAGGCTCTGTCCGACCTGCTGATCGAGATCGCAAAGGTGCAGCTGCGCCAAGGGATCGCGAGGCTGGTCGGCGGGTTGCCGGGCGTCGGGCTGCTTGGAAGTGTGCTTGGCGGGGCCCGGCAGTTCGGCGGGCCGGTGGCGGCGGGTGTGCCGTACCTCGTGAACGAGCGGACGCCGAACTCGGAGGTCTTCGTGCCGGGACGCGGTGGCGCCGTGCTGTCGGTGCCGCAGGCGCAGGCGGCGCTGCGCGGGCAGTCCCGGCAGGCCGGGGGGGCGGTGGATATCCGGCTGCATGTGCCGCCGGGCGTCACCGTCCAGGAGGTCGATCAGCGCGCCGCTGGTGTCTCGGTGCGCGTCGTGGAGAGTTACATGAAGCGATCCACCGAAGCGCGGCGGCGGTCCTGATGGCCCTTATCCCGCCGCCAGCCGGGCTCACCTTCCTGTGGCCGGAGCACCCGGTCCTCGCCACCCAGACCGTCTCGTCCGGGCCGGGGCTGGACGGGCGCTCGCAGTATGTGCATCGGCGGGCGTCGATCTGGCAGGCGAGCGTCGTCGTGCGCGCGCCCCGGAGCGCGGCCGGGTACGGCGCCTACATGGCTTGGCTGGACCGGCTGCGCGGTCCGGTCAACACGTTCACGCTCAACCCGTGCAACATCCTGGCGCCGTCCTATCCCATCGGCGGCGCCGGGGTGGTGTCGGTCGATGCCGGCGTGGTTGTCATGGCCGACAGCGTCAACGTGCTGATGCTCGATGCGCATATGGCGCTGGCCGGGTCGCGGCCGGTCGGTTCGACGGTGGTGCGCATCACGTCGCTGGAGGCGGGCGCGCTGCGCGTCGGGGCGCTGCTGACGATCGGGCGCTATCTCTACCGGGTTGTCGACCGCGACGACGCGGACTTCACGATCGAGCCGGGGCTGCGGCGGGCCGAGGCGGATGGTGCCCAGGTCCGGGCGTCTCAGCTAAACTGGGAAGTCCGGCTGCCCTCGGACCAGGCGGCGCTCGACGCGCGGCAGCCGGTTGTCGGGCGGGGCACCTTTCAGCTGAATGTGGTGGAGGCGCTGGAAAGATGAGCGTCTTTCTGGAGAACCAGTCCACCGGCGACCGGGCCGCGATCCTCGCCGCGCTGCAGGCAGAGGTGGTGCATCTCGCCTGGCTGATCGAGTTCCAGTTCGCCTCGGGCACGATCCGCGCGTCGAACGAGATCACCGCGTTCGAGGACGCCAACGGCGCGACCTGGCAGGGCCTCGGGACGCTGATCCAGGCACCGGTTCTCACAGGCGGCCCGGGTGAGCTGGCGCCGTTGCGTGAGTATGTCATGGCGCTGCCCTCGGAGATCCTCGAGGTGGGCGAAAGCGGCGGAGGGCTGGGCAGGATCCCCGAGCTGATCGGCAGCCCCACGGAGTATCGGGGCCGGTGGGTGATCTTCTACGGGCAGCTCTTCTCGACCAGCGCGACCGACAGCTCTGGCCGGGCGTCTCCTCTGGGTGTGCCGTTCGCGCTTGACCGCGCGCTGATGGACCGGGCCTCCCTGACCTATACCGGCAGCGAGGCCACGATCACGCTGCAGGCGGAATCCATCCTGAGCCGCAAGCGCGCGCCGCTCTACGGCATGCTCACGCCCAGGGACCAGAAATCGCGGTTCTCCGGGGACAAGGGGCTGGACTACGTTCCGGAGATCGCGACGGGGACGCTGGTGCAGTGGACGAGCTGGTGACGCCCGAGGCCTACATCCGCGCCACCGCGGGCCGATCCTTTGCCTGGGGCCGCCATGACTGTGTCTTGTGGGTGGCGGACTATGTGATGTGCCGGGCGGGCTGGGATCCGGCAGAGGCGGTGCGGGGGCGCTATGCCAGCCGGTTCGAGGCCCATCGGATCCTGCGGGCGGCGGGGGGGCTGCGGGCCTGGATGCGCGCCGCGATGGCGCGGGCGCCGCAGGTCCAGAACCTCGACGGGGTGGCGGTGGCGGCGGTCCACCGGGTCACCGCCTGCGGCCTTGTCTGGCGCGGGCGGTTCTTCGGTCTGGGGCCGCAGGGCGTGACGATGCCGTCGGCGCCGGTCCTGCTGGAACGCTGGGGGATCTGATGCCTCAGGCCTTTGCTTTCGTGCTCCCGGGCGTTTTCGGCGCGGGCGGGACACTCGCGCTTGTCACGGCAGCTGGCAGTCTGACGCTGGCCGGTGCTGTCACCTCCGTCGGGGTCAGCCTGCTGGCCTCGGCAGCGGCGCGGGCGCTGGTGCAGGACCGGATCGACAGCCTCGGCCAGATCGAACAGGGCCAGACGCAAAAGCCCGAGGATATCCGGGTGACCCGCCGCGCGCCCGCCGCGCCGCGGGTGCGGCATTACGGGCAGGTCAAGGTCGGCGGGCAGATCGTCTTCTACCGCGCCAAGGGCGGCACGCTGCACCGGGTCCTGGTCTTCGGCCACGGGCTGATCAGTGAGGTTCTCGGCTATGATCTGGACAAGAAGGCGGTCACGCGGGACGGCAGCGGCTTCGTCTTCGAGGCGCAGTATTTCGTCAACGGCGTGAAGCGGGTGCGGATCCAGCAGCGCACCGGCGGGCCAGCGGCCACGCATTACTCGACCCTCGAAGGGGTCTATTCGACATGGGACAGCAGCCACCGGCTGCGCGGTCTGTGGTCTGCCTACATCCAGGCGCAACAGGTCGGTCCGGATCGGTTCCGCGAGGTCTATCCCAGGGGTGAGCCTGAGCTGGTGGCGGAGGCCAGGACCAGCCTGGTGCACGACCCGCGCGACGACAGCACCGAGTTCAGCGAGAACGCGGCGCTGATCATCGCGGACTACCTGACCCATCCGGACGGCATGGGGTTGTCTGATCTGGTGGACGCGGCCACGCTGTCCACGGCGGCGGACCATTGCGACGAGAACATCGCGCTGGCCGCCGGGGGCGCCGAGGGGCGCTACCGCATCTCGGGCAGCTACCAGCTGACGGATGAGCCGCAGAGCGTCCTGCGTCGGATGATGAGCGCCTGCAATGGCGACCTCCAGCTGCTGCCGTCCGGCAAGGTGGGGATCCATGTGGGAAGGTGGGTCACACCGACCGTCACCCTGGCGCAGTCGGAGATCCTCGCGATCGAGCGCTGGGACGACGGGCCGGACCGGCTGGAGAGATACAACGAGCTGCCCGCGCTCTATACCGACCGGTCGCTCGATTATCAGACGACCTCGATGGACGCCTGGGTGGACAGTGGCCGGGAGGCGCAGGACGGCGAGCGGCTGATCGGTCCGCAGCTGGATCTTAGCATGGTGCCGTCGCACGGACAGGCGCGGCGCTGCGCCAAGTACCGCACCGAGGTCGATAACCCGGAATACCGGCTGACGCTGCGCTGCAAGCCCGCCGCGATGCGCGCGATCTATGAGCGCTATATTGAGATCGACTGGGATGTCCTGCCGGTGGTCTACTGGCGCGTCGAGGGCTGGTCCCTCGATCCCGCGACCTGCCAGATCACGCTGACGCTCGCGTCGTTCGACGAGAGCAGCCTGACCTGGTCGTCAAGCGAAGAGGGCGAGGCGCAGGCGCTGCCGACGGCGGATACGCAGACCGCGCTGCCGGTGCCGCAGAACGTCTCCGCCGCCGCCGAGGGCAAGAGGGTCAGCCAGACCAGCTGGGCGGCGGGCATCGGCGTGGTCTGGGATGCGCCCGAGAACGACGCCCTGGCGCCGGAGGTGCAATACAGTCTCGCCGCCTCGATCGCGCTGTCGATCTACGAGGGCTGGCCGGTGGACGACGCGGCCACGAAGGCGCGGATCGCGCCGCTGGACGATGGGCAGATTTATGACGTGCGTGTCAGGTTCCGGACCTCGGACGGGCTGCGGTCGGACTGGGTCCGCATCGCCGACGTGACCGCCCGCGCGCTGACCGGCGCGCCAAACGCGGCCACCGGCTTCACGGTCACCGATGCCGGCAGCGGGCAGGCGACCATCGCCTTCACGACCTCGGACTCCGAGGGGCTGTGGAAGACCGAGGTGTTCCGCGGCGCGGCCATCGTCGCGACCTTCTACAACCCGCCGACCGACGCCGAGAGCGCCGTCACATTGACGGACGCCCCGGGCGCGGGGTCGCACACCTACAAGGTCCGGACGGTCAACGTCAGCGGGTCCTTTGCCGACACCGACACCATCACACGCACGATCACCTGAGGGGCGCAGCATGACGACGAAAAGCCGCACGGAGTTCATCACGTTCCTGGCGCTCGATGCGGCTGACGTGTCGGAGACTTCGGCACGGAAATGGATGACGGCCGCCGAGCGCACGAAGCTCGGCGCGCTCGATGCCGATAACGTCTCCGAAACCTCGGCACGGTTGTGGCTGACGGCCGCAGAGCGGGAAAAGCTCGGGGCCACGGAACTGCTGGCGCTGTCGCCCGAGGACCGGCCCGGCGACAATCCGAACGCCTTTGCGTTGACCAGCGCGGGGGAAGCGTCCGGCAAGACGCCGCTGGCGTCGGCGGGCGTCCAGGCGGTCGCGGGGCTGGGCGACGTCTTCGTGGTCAGTGGCGGCACCACGACCGTGTTCGGCCGGACGCCGGTGGCAATCTCGCGGGACCGGCTGAACATCCTGGCGCGGGTGCAGCGGATGGTGAACTCTGCCGACCCGAACAACCATGCCGTCGAGCTGGTCGTCGCCTGGCTGAACAAGGACAAGGGTCTCATCTCGACCGCCGTGCTGGTGACGGAGGCCGCGCTGACGGTGGCCAGCGGCCTGGTCGAGGTCACGGCGATCATCAGCGCCACGGCGGGGGACGGCGTCACCGTGCCGCCCTCCGGCGCTGTCTATGCCGTGGCGGGTGTCAAGTTCTACGGCGAGGACACCGAGACCGCGATCGAGACCCTGCGCGTCTCGGTCGCCGTGCCGACAACGTCGGCCGCGATCCTGACGCAGCCGGTGGCCCGGACCCTCTACGTCTCGGCGGGGGGCTCGGATTCGAACAATGGCGAGAACCTGACCAGCCCCGTGGCCTCGATCGACAAGGCGATCGAGCTGGCCGGCAACACCAGCGACCCCGTGGCGATCTGGGTGCATCCCGGCGACTATGTCACCTCCGGCCACATCGATGTCCCCGACAACGTGACGGGCATCGTGGCCGCGACGAACACGCGGTCGACGAAGATCCGGCCCTCGGCGGGCAACGCGCAGAAGAACGTGTTTCGCCTGGGCGACGGTGGCTATGTCGAGGGCTTCTCCTTCGAGGGCTGGCAGGTCGACGACCTCGACGACCCGAGCGAAGGCTTTGCCGTGTCGTTCCGGCCCGGGGCGGTGATCCGGCGGACGGTCTTTGCCTTCAATATCACGGTCTACCGGCCCGCGCCGCCCGTGTTGATCCCTCCGCCCCTGGACCGCGAGAACGGGAACCCGCTGGTGGGCCACGGTCCCGGCGTGGCGCTGGCGGATGCGAAGGTGGCGTCGGCCTATTCGCCGTTCCCGCAGCTCATGCTCTGGGGCGCGACCCCGGTGGCGCCGAACGGCATCGGCTATTGCGCCAAGAATGGCGCGTTCCTCAACGGGATCAACGCCGTCGCGCTCTGGATGCACAAGCATTACATGGCGCTGTCCGGGGGAGAGATCATCCTGACCAACTGTGCGTCGCAGTTCGGGGACTACAGCCTGTGGTCCGAGGGCTCGACGCAGGAGGTGGTTCCCGCGACGACCTCGGTCGCGCTCTCCGTGCAGACGGCTGCGGCGAATGCGGTCAACGCGGCGGCCTCCTCGATCATCGACGCGATGTGGTCGGCCATGGTTGGCGCGGGCTTTGGCGGGGTCAGCGAGGCCGCGACCCGCAACGATGCGGCGCTGTTCCTGCTGGCGCTGGAGTATGACCTGCGGGTCGGCCAGCAGGAGTCGGCGCGGCGCTTTGCCAAGGGGCTCTACGACAGCACCGGCGAGTGGGTTGCGCCAGGCACCGCCAAGGAGGCGTTCGAGTTCTCCTTCGAGGACATGCGCGACCGGGTGAAGGCGCTGGCCGGTGTCAATGCCGCGGCGGACGCCATCGTCGATGGCCTGGTGAATGACGTCATCATCCCGACCCTGAACACGCCGGTGACCCGCACGAAGCCCAGCAAGATCACCAGCGTCGGCCACCAGTGGAACAATACCATGGCGGGGGTGAATGGCCGCGCGCTCGACCGCCCCTCGCTCGATGTCAGGGAGAGCGTGATCCAGCGCGACCTGGGCGAGATCACGTTCTCGGGGATCGACGACCTCGGGAAGCAGTATTTCTCGGGCGGTGCGATCGTGAACCCGCTCACAGGCAAGCTCGAAGGTCCTCCCATAGGGCGGACGATTGACCCCCGCGCCCGCCGCGCGGCCATTATTGCAGGAGGGCAGCAGTAAAATGACCCGGATCACCACGAACCAGGCGGCGACCGCTCGGCCGCAGCTCATCACCGTTGCAAACGTTCCGACGACCTGGACAACGGTCCTCGAGCCGCACGACTACAGCGTGCCCGACACGACGGGCACCTGGCCCGAGCGCGACCCCGCCGACGCGACTCGCCGCATCCAGCCCGGGCAGGCGCTGATCGAGGCGCCGCTGCTCTTCTGGAACAAGAGCGTCGATACGGCCCACGTCGTCGAGGTCCGGATCGTCACGGAGGCCGGTGCCATAGTGCAGCAGGTCAGCGTCTCGATCCCGCCGCTCGAGACATACTCCCACCCCGCGCCCGGACAGATCCTCACAAAGCGGACCATCGCCTCCTCCAACGGCGACCGGCTGCAGATCAAAGCCGCTGCCGCGAACGCCATCGACTTCACGAGCTCGGCGTCCTTCGGCGCCGCAGAACAAGACCTGCCGGCGTAAGGGGCGAGATATGAGCAAGCGTTTCCTGGGCTTTGGCGATCGGTTCCTGTCGCAGCCCAATTTCATCGGCCGGGGCCGTGCGGTCCCGACGCCCATCACACTCGACCCGGCGGATTATGAGGGCGCCGCGCTCTACGCCGCCGACGGCCAGTTCTACTATTCGGACGGCGTGCGCTGGCGTATCCCCCAGGACACGGTGGACATCGCGCGTCCCGCAGCCCTGCCGCCGACGGACAGCGACCAGGCGCGGCGCCTGCGCCTGTCGCCCTTCTTCAGTCCCCGCGGGCTGACGCAGACCGGGGTGTTCTTCGAGGTCGCCACGTCGCAGGACGGGTTCGACAGCCCGCTTTTCGCGCGGTCGATCACCAGCACCTCGGTCTCGGAATATGTCACGATATACCCTGGCGATGGCTTGGCGCCCGGGCAGGCGTTCTGGTGGCGCGGGCTCTACACCGGCACCGAAGGATCGCAGTCGGAGTTCTCGGTCCCGTTCCGGCAAGTCTATCCGGAGCTGATCGACAATCCCCGTGCTGTCACGCCAGAGGGCGCCACGACAGGCGTCGTCGAGCTGACCCCCTTCAATTCCAACTTCGGCCTGAGCTACGTCGAGACGCAGATCGAGCTGTGGGAAGCGGGGGCCGATCCTGCCGTCGATGACCCGGTCGAGACCGTCACGGCGGTCACCGGGGCGGCGGTGGCTCTTCCGGACACACTGGTCGAGGGGGCGGGCTATATCTGGCGCGGGCGCTATGGCGGGCGCGTGGGCGGCACCGGGCCGATCACCTATACCGACTGGACCGTGCCGCGCACCGTGCTGAACGGCGCGGCCTCGATGATCCTGGTCTACGACCCGGCACTGGCACTCAACAGGACGGTGTTCCTGCCGCTCGGTGTCTACGGCGGGATCGTCAACGTCGAGGTGGACTGGGGAGACGGCGAGACGGAGGCCTTCACCACGGCAGGGATCAAGAGCCACGTCTACGCCGCGGGCGTGACCGGGCCCGTGACCGTGACGATCTCGGGCCAGCTTCAGCAGTATGGCGGCAACGCGAATATCCAGGGCCTGATCCGGGTCGACAATATCGGGTTCCAGCTTGGGCTGACCTCGCTGCGGGAGATGTTCCGGAACTGCACGACGAACACCACCTATGTGAACCCGGCGCTGCCGCCGCAGGTGACGTCTCTGGAGGGGGCCTTCAGAAGCGCGGACCCCGGGTTTGAAGTGCAGTCGCTGGGGGTCGGGAATGTCCGGGACTTCACCGATTGTTTTCTGAGTGCAGTCGATTTCAATCAGCCGCTGGCTGCATGGGACATGTCGAGCGCGGAAATTGTTCGTGGCATGTTCCTCAATGCCATCAGCTTCAACCAGCCTCTGGCCGGATGGAACATGTCGAGCGTTCGCGATGCCTCATACATGTTCGCCGTTGATGCCAGCGTTTCAGTCTCGCCCGTGTTCAATCAGCCCTTGGCGAACTGGGATACGTCCAGATTCGAAGACATCAGTTTTATGTTTTCTCATTCGAGCGGGTCGGGTAATCCTAGCTCCCGCCCGATTTTCAACCAGCCCATCGGAGCTTGGGACGTGTCAAGCGTCACGAACTTCAGAGCGGCTTTCAAATGGTGCAGTTTCAATCAACCGCTCGCGGCCTGGGACGTGTCATCAGGGCAGGACTTTCGGGAGATGTTCGCCGGGTCCTCCTATAACCAGTCCCTTGCGGGGTGGGATATCTCGTCCGCGTCTAGCGTCGATCAAATGTTCGCGCTGTCTCCGTTCAATAATGACGTCAGTGGGTGGAGCCTGCCCTCAGATATAGAGGGTCTGTTCGACACGGCAGCTGTGTTCAATCATCCATCCATTGCAGGGTGGAATACGTCGGGCGTGACCGTCATGGCGCGTCTCTTTCGAAATGCATCTGTGTTCAATCAGAACATTTCGCCGTGGAACGTCGGAGCAGTCACGAACTTCACTGAAATGTTCTATAGTTCGGGAGGCGATGCCCTCATATTCAACCAGCCCATCGGTTCGTGGAATGTGTCGAGCGCCCAACTCATGACAGGCATGTTCCGGATGGAAGGCGCAACGTCAGGGTCTACTCTAGAGCAGGGCTTCGACCAGGATATCTCGGGCTGGAATGTCGCGAGCGTGCAGAGTTTTGACCTGATGTTTGCGGTCGGGCCGAGCGCTCGCCGCGTTCACGCCTTCGATCAGGATATATCCGGATGGCCGTTGCGGCAGGCAGGCGTGTCGATGCTCGATATGTTTCGGCGCAGTAATACGGGAATAGGTACTCTGAGCTCGGGTCTCAGCCAGGAGAACTATTCGCGGATACTGACGGGATGGGCGAACCGTGTCGCAAACCAAAACGGGCCCTTTTCGGTCTCGCTGGGGGTCAACGGCAGAACCTATAGCGCGACCGATTACGCATCCGGCGAGACCTATGAGGACGCTGTCGCGGGCCGCGCCTACCTGACGAACTCCAACCGCCTGACGGTCGCGTCCGCCGGTGACGCGGATGCGGACGGCGACTACCTCTTTGACGGGACGGTGCAGCTCTACGTCAACGCGAATGACTGGTATTTCGTGAAGACCAGCGCGGTCTGGGAGCTGCGCGACAGCACCGACACCGTGCAGGCGACCCAGCAGGACGCAGGCGACCTCAGCGCGCCGCAACTGGTGGAGACGTGGGACGGCGATCTGGCCTCGGCCACGGTCGCCCGCACCGGCGCGGCTTGGACAATCACCGACGGAGGGCTCGCGGCATGACCGACCTGAGCAACGACAGCGCCGCGCCGATCTACTGGATCGCGCATGAGGCCGGGCAGGTGAAGCACGGCACCCTCGACCCCGGCGGGCGGGTCTCGACCGGCCTCGCCCATGTCGAGCGCCACACCTCACCGCGCGAGTGGAAGCGCCGCCGCGTCTTCCTGGCGGCGGATTACGATGCCGCCCTGCGGGAGTGGCTGGCGGTGGAGCGGCTGGCCGATCCCATTGAATACCTGTCCGATCTGCGCTGGCGGCGCGAGACCGGCGGGCTGACGCTGCCGGACGGGCGCACGATCCGGACGACGCGGGAGAGCCAGAGCCAGATCGTCGGCGCGGTCACGTCGCTGTCGATGGGGCTTATGGCCGAGCCGATCGAGTGGAAGCTCGAGAGCGGCTGGGTCCATTTGAGCGCCGCCCAGATCACCGGCATCGCCGCACTGGTCTCGCGCCACGTCGCGGCCTGCTTCGGCGCAGAGCGGGCGGTGGCGGAGCAGCTCGACGCCGACGCCGCCACGGAGATCGAGGCCGCGTTCGATGCCGCCTATGCCTCGATCATGGCGGGGGGCTGAGATGTCGCTCTACGTCGCCACGCGCGATCTGCACCACGCCTGCGAGGCCCACCCGGTCGGGACGCGTATGGCTGCCTCGACCGTCACGCGCCAGGAGTGGGCCGACTGGCTGGGCGCGTTCCGGACGCTGCACGCCGTCGTCGATGCTGCGCTGCCGCATCACATGGAGCGCGACGGGGCGCTGGCGGCGGACCTCGCGATGCTGCCCCGGCCCCGGCTCTCCGTCTCGGCCCTGCGCCACGCCGCCTGGCTGGCAGAGCAGGAGGACACCGGCGGCGCGGCCTACGTCCTGCACGGCGCGCACCGGAGCGGCGGCAGGGTCATCGCCCCGCGCATGGCGAAGCTGGGGATGCCAAGCCACCATGTTGTCTACCGCTCTCCGGCCGCCGCACAGGAGATCGTGCGCGGCTGGCGCGAGAGGGAAGACCTGACGAAACAGGCTCGCCTTACATTCGGCTGTCTGCTCGCCGTCATGGACGAGATCGAGGGGCGCCATGCATAGCCTCCTGCGCCGCCTGTTCAACGTGGGGGACGCGCTGTCGCAGCTCGTCCAGTCCGCCTGCGCCCCGCGGCCCCATGACACGACCGCCAACGAGAGCCTGTCCGGCCGGTGCCACCGGGAGGGCTGGGTGCTGGAGCGGGTGATCGACTGGATCTTCGCCTGGGACCCTGATCACTGCGCCCAGGCGGTGCGGCGGGATCGTGAGAGGGCCAAGGAATACCTGCGGCAGACGGAGCACCTGAAATGAACCATGCAACCCTGACCAGAGAGGCGAGATGACGACATCAGAGGCAATCGAGCGTGTCCGCGATGGCGTGCCATGGACAAAGGTTTTCGCCATCACGCCGCTGGTGATTGCTGTCATCGTGTGGGCTGTCCAAGCAGAATACCGGACGCGGGCCAATGAGGCGATGCTGACCACGCAGCGGCAGGCCGGGGTGGATTACGACGCGCGGCTGCGCACGGTCGAGGCCCGCTTGGAGGCGAGCGATGCGCGAACCCAAGAGCTTTTCCGGGCGGTGGCCCGGATCGAGGGAGACGTGCGCCAGACCACAGAGCTGCAGCGCGAGATCCTGCAGCGGCTCTCGACCCAGCGCGAGTGACGGCCTGACACGTCGCCGCGACGTGTCCGCGATTCCGGAAATTTCTAACACAACGCCCCGCCTGCGGGGTTTCCTGCATTGGAGGACATAATGCTGAGACTGATCCCGAACGCCCGCCGGATCGCGGCGCGCGCTCATTCGATGTGGGCCTTTTACCTCTCGCTGCTGTGCCTTGTCGCGCCGGATGCGCTCTACCTCCTGCGCGGGGTCGATACCTCGCCGCGGCTGTGGTGGATCGCTGGCGTCGGACTGCTGATCTACGGCATCGTCGGACGCCTGACCGATCAGGGGATCGACCGGACGAAGGCGCGCAACCCGGCGTGGATCGCGGTCGCGGCGCTTGTCCTGGTCGCGGTGGTCGCGGGCCGGGACCTGATGCTGCCCGCGCCGGGCCCCACGGCGGCGCCCCCGCCCGCGGCCTCGATCGCTGGGGCCCCGACGACCGCGCAGACGATGGCGATCGCGGTTCCCTTCGTCGCGCGCTGGGAAGGCCTGCGGACCGACGCCTACCGCGACCCGGTCGGTGTGGTGACGATCTGCTACGGATCCACCCGCGGGATCAGGATGGGCATGAGCATGATGGAGGCGGAGTGCGATGCGCTCCTGCGTGCCGAGCTGATCGAGTATCGCGAGGGGCTGCACCGCTACCTGACCGCCGAGACGCTGCGGGCGCGGCTGACGCCTGAGCGGGACACGGCCTACACGAGCCTCGCCTTCAACGTCGGGATCGCGGGCGCGGGCGGTTCGACGGCGACCCGGCGGCTGAACGCTGGGGACATCGCCGGAGGCTGCGAGGCGATCACCTGGTGGAACAAGGCCGGCGGCCGCGTCCTGCGGGGGCTGGTGGCGCGCCGCGCTGAAGAGCGCGACCTCTGCATGATCGGGGTCCGGGCCTGATGCGCCTGGCCCTTGCCGTCGCCGTCTTCGCGGCAGTGGCCTCGGCGGTGGTGCTGCTGGTCTACAGCGAGCGCCGGGACGCCCGGGCCGACATCGAGACAGATCGGAGGATCGAAGATGCGAGGGACGCTTGCCCTGATGACCTGCCTTGGCATGAGCGCCTGCTCTGCGCCCGGCCTCGGTAGCCTGGCCCCGCCGCCGGTGTCGGCGACGGAGGTCTGCCGCGAGCTGGCCGGGCCGGTGACTGCTCTGGCCGACGCTCTGCGCGCTCACCCCGAGACGCCGGCCGTCGTCGGCGCGGCGGGGGTCGAGGTGATCGTGACCGCCGACGCCGGGTGCGCGTCATGATCCGGCCCGGTCACCTCCTCGCCGTCATGATCGCCGCCTGGCTGGTGGCCGTCCTCTGGGCGACCGCCGGTGAAACGCAGGCCCGCGTCGAGTGGCAGGAGGTCTCCGACGCCTACCCGCCGGCATCCGTCGAGCTGGTGCCTGTGCGCGGCGCGGATCACGTCGCAGAGATCCGGATCGAGAATGCTGTCCAGCACCCGTATGGCACGACCTCGACGACGCTGACCCTCGGCGACCTGGCCGTCGACATCGAGATCGACGTGACAAGCGGACCAGGTGCCGACCTGTACCTGATCGAGGTGGTGCCGGGATATGTCCTCGAGCGCAGGTCATTGTCGCTGCCGGACGGCGCTGCGGCCGTGATCCGGATCTGGCGGATGGACGCGCAGATGATGTGAGAGATCGCCGCGCGTGGTGCGCGGTGTATGCGCCCCGGGCGCTTTCCCGGGATGCCTGCTCTAGGCAATGCAGACCGCACGGACCGTGTGGCCTGTCCCCTGACTGCCCAACTGGCCCGGCCCTCTCACGAGGCGCCGGGCTTTTTTGTGCCTTCCTCCTGCGCGATCAAGGCCCGAAGGATCGCCAATAGCCATGCGCGGGCGGGGGTGTCGTCAACCGGCTCGCTCAAATACGCGCCATTGAGATAGACCCCCGCGCGTGTATCGCCAACGCCCCATCCACACCCCGGCAGCACCGCCTCATGCAGCGACTTCGCGGCGTCGAGGGAGCCCAGATCCGCGCGCATAACCTCAACCGCGTCAAGTCCGCATGCTTCTGAAAGCATACCATACAAACCTCTCGCCTCCCCCGCCTCCACCTTCTCCAGCAGCGCCCTAAGCGCCTCGATCCTAGTCATGGCTGTCTCCTGTGTGGGGCGAGTCAATACTTTTTGCCGCCCGCCGCCCGCGCTTCCAGCTTGTGATCTGCGCGCTGTCGGTTGTAGCGGTTCTTCTCGATCACGGCCCCCGGCACGTCGAGGCCAAGGGCGGCTGCGGTGTCCAGAATGCGAATGATGCAGTCCGCAAACTCCACTTCGCGCCCGTCGCGGTGGGGCAGTTTGTCGTCCATGAGCCCCTTCCGGTCAGCCTCCAGAGCCTCGGACAGTTCCGAGTGCATCAGGGCCACCACCTCCCCGAAATTGCGTTCAACCGGATTGCCGGTAGCTGGGTCGAGATACCAGCCTGCATCCGTCGCGGTCTTGTGTGCGATGTCCTGCGCCATCAGCAGGCCGCTGTAGGCTATCGCCTCTTGCTGCGTCATGTCCTTCACCGTCATCCGTCTCTCCTATCTGGGCGCTAAACCCGGTTGGTCCTACGCATAAATCCCCCACGCCGCGCGCTTGTGCGCGGACAGGAATGGGAAATCGGTTGCCCTCTGGGGGCACCATAACATGCACCTGTCCGCGCGGAAACGCTCATTTTTGCGTGGATAACTCGCCCTAAGCTGTGGGCAACCTCTCCCGATGCCTTCCCACGCGCGGCACTCTCGCGCACACCGTTCCCCACGTTTTCAGCGCGTGGGGAATCATGGCCTCGATCACAAAGCACAAGTCCGGCTGGCGCGCGCAGGTTGCCCGGCGCGGCGTCCGCAAGAGCAAGGTCTTCGCCACGAAGCAGGAGGCGAAGGACTGGGCGGCGCGCACGGAGCGCGAGATCGTAGACGGCGAGCGGATCGCAGGCCGGATGAAGCTGACCGACGCTCTGGACCGCTACGCCCGCGAGGTCTCGCCGCGCAAGCGTGGGGAGCGGTGGGAGGTCATCCGCCTCGCTGCGCTTGGCCGGGACATGATCGGCGCGATACCCATGGGCGACCTCACGGCGCAGGACATGGCCAACTGGCGAGACCGCCGATTGCGGCAGGTCGGGCCGGGCAGCGTGCGCCGCGAAATGGCGCTGCTGGGGGGCGTGTTCCGCGTGGCGCGGGATGAGTGGGGTGCGATAGCCAGAAGCCCCCTGCAAGGCGTCAGGAAGCCGCCACAGCCCCCGGCCCGTGAGAGGTTGCCCACGCCCGACGAAATCGAGCGCCTGCGCCACGTCGCGGGGGAGGATTTGACGAAGACCACGGCCCGCGCCTTCTATGCTTTCCTGTTTTCGGGGGAGACGGCCATGAGGGCGGGAGAGATTGTCGGCCTGTCGTGGGCGCGCATTGACCTGGCAGCCAGAACCGCGCGCCTGCCGATGACCAAGAACGGCACGGCGCGCGAGGTTCCGCTGTCGTCCGCTGCTGTCGCCATGCTTGAGGCGCTGCCACGGCGCGATCCGGTGTTCGGCCTGACCTCGCCGCAGCTTGATGCCCTCTGGCGCAAGATCCGCGACAAGGCGGGTGTCGAGGGGCTGACATTCCACGACGCGCGCGCTTGGGCGCTGACCCGGCTGGCCCGCAAGGTGGACGTTCTGACGCTGGCGAAGATCAGCGGGCATCGGGACATATCTCTGCTGAGCAACGTCTACTACCGCGAGACGGCATCAAGCATTGCCAAGCGGCTGGGCTAGAGCCGGACACGCCGCATCTTTCCGCTGCCTTTGGCTTGCAAGTCACCGGCGGCGATCCTTCGGCGGATCGTGCTTTCGCTGACGCCGCACTGCGCGGCGGCCTCGGACACGGACAGCCACTCGTCGCGCGCTTGCATGGTCACAGCTGCCAAGCGGCGCTCCAAGGCGTCGAGACGATCCAGAACGCGGGCAACGTCATCCTTCGTGGCGATCTCTGCGGGGCTCATTGGCATCTCTCCGCTGCTACGGTGGGGCGCGGGGCGGCCATGTCAGGTGTCCCCTCTGGCGCTTAGGTCGGGCATCTGGTCCCATGTGCGACCGTCAAGAAGGCGACCAGCGTCCCCTTTGCGCAGGCGGATTGATGCCGTGACCATTTCGGGGTCGTCGTTCCAATAGTGCAGCAGCCTCCGATCCTCCGCGTCTGACCAGTCCCATTCGCCTTGGCGGTCTTGGCTTTCATGGAGCCATTGCCCCCACTGCTTGAAGAAGAACGCCACGCCCGCCGCTTGACACTGGTCGCGCAGGGACCGCGCCCAGTCCGGATGCATGGGACGGGCGCCGGGGCCGCTCTCTCCGCCGACGATGACCCAGTCGATGGTGTTGCAGCCAAAATCAGGGTCATCGGCTGGGTCGCCACACTCAGCGTCGAGCGCGTTGACGTGCCACTCGCCAGGCTTCCCGTCATCAATCACAAGATCGTCCAACGCCACCGGCCCGAGCAGCGGCTCGGCGCTGACGAAGCGCACTGCGGCAGGGGTGGCCAGCAGGTGCGGGATGCGGGTGTCGGCTGTGGCCTGATCCTCGACCGATGTACCAAGCCAGACGTTGGGAAGGGGCATGTCGGAGGGCTCGAGCACAACCGCGTGGTCCTCCATGCCGCGAAGGTCGGCGATATAGTCTGCCGCCTCTGCCCAAGGGTCCCCATCAAGCCGCGCATAGAAGTAGGCCCGCGCCCGCTCTGGTCGCTTGGTCAGCACCTGAAACGTGTGCTGCGGGGCCAGCGCCATCACGGCGAACACGCGGTCGATCCATTCATCCGGCACGGACTCGTGGAAGAGGTCGCCGTGCGCGCAGACGAAGATCATGCGCGGGCGCTTCCAGCGCAGGGGCTGGTCGAGCCATTGCTCGTTCAGACGCACCTCGCCCGTCCAGACCGCGCGCCCGCCCGTCATGCGGGTCAGCCCTTCGCGGCTGGGGTGATCGCGCAGCCGGGTGGCGGCGAGGCCCATGGCATAGCAGTGCGTGCAGCCGGCGCTGACCATGGTGCAGCCCGTGATCGGGTTCCATGTCGCGTCGGTCCATTCGATGTGGGACGTCTCGGCCATGTCAGGCGTCCCCTCCGTTCTCGTCCATCATCCTGCGCAGCCGCTGGCCCGCCGGGCACTCGCAGACGCTGGTGACTGAGGCGGAACGGAACGTCCCGTCTCGTGGCACGGAGTCCTCGCCGAACATGCGGCGGGCCTCCGCCTCTGAGAGCCAGTCTCGGGCAAAGCCTGACCCGCCGCAGCGCCAGCATCCACCGCCGCCCCCGCCTTCGCCTTCGCCTTCGTCAAGTGCCATCGGTCTCTCCTCACGCTCTGCGGCAGGGCGCGCACATGCGGTGGTGCGGCCCCTCGCTCTGGATCTCGGTCTGGCATCGCAGGCAGGGCCGGGGCCGCGCGGCGGCCTTGCGCAGGCGGGCCTCCTCGATGCTGGCGTAGTATTCCGCGCAGCCGTTGTCGCGGACGGTGCGGATGGTCTGGCCGGCGTGGCGCAGCTCTGCGCGGCGCCCGGGGAGGCGGACGATCTCGACCTCGATGTCGCGCGGGCCGCTCACAGCAGGGCCTCCGCCCAGGCGCGGATCTTGTTGAGCTGGTCCGTCGTGATCGAGAGGGTCTGGCCCTGGGCTTCGGTGCGGTCGCACCAGTCCAGCAGCTCGCCGGCGGCATAGGTCAGGGCTGCGGCCTGGCTCGGGGCGAAGCGGCCCCACTTGGGGCCGACCTGGTATCCGCCATTGGCATGCTGGATTGCCCACATCCAGCGGCTGTCCTCGTGCTGGTGCAGCTGGATCGCGGCCATGTCCCAGGCAAGGCGCGGGTGCGGGAGGCGCAGGGTCACGTCGATGCTGCCCTCGACCACGGAGCCATCGGGATCGACCGGTTCGAGTGTCGGGCGCGGACGGGCGGAGCCGAAGAGGGAGAGCTGGTGCATCGGAGCCTAGGAGAAGGGCGCCGCGGCAGGGCCACGGCGCCAGGGGGGTCGTCAGGACTCGGGGGTGCCGAAGAAGAGCGGCAGGTCGGCCTGTTCCTGTGCCTCTTCCACCGCCTCGCGGAACGCCGCGTCGAAGGCGCGTTCGGGGTTGTAGGGGCTCAGGATGAACTTCACCGACGAGCCCTGCTTGCGGTAGCGGAACCGCACGGGCAGGCGGTAAAGCGCGCCGCCACGGAAGACAGGGATGCCGATGATGATCAGGTTCGGCACTCTGAGCGGGGCGCCGTCGGCGTCCTTGTGCTCATTGAGGAACTGGATCGACGCCTCGCCGGTGTCGCGGTTGCTGGTCACGGTCAGGTCGCTGGTCTCATAGACCTGAAAGTGGCGGGACATGGCCAAGAGCAGGGTCAGCTGGCCGTAGCGGCCTTCGATCTGCTGTGCGGTGCGGATCAGGCGGTTTTCCCAGTCCTGGTTCCCGTCGATGATCTTTCCGGCGAGGATCGCGGGCGACGGGTCGAAGATGTCTTTCGCGTTCTTCTCGATGAACTCGCCCAGTTCGTCCTTGTCGAGGCCCTTGCCTGCGACCGACATCCATTCCTTCCACTCGTCCGACAGCGGAAACTTGTAGACGGCGCGGTGGGCGCAGTGCCGCGCGGTGGGATCGCCGCGCTGGTCGGTCGGGTCGGGCGCGCCGGATTCGTGGTAATCCGCGATGCAGGTCAGGCTGGGGTTCTGCTTGTCGTCGTTGGCGAAGAGCGCGGAGCTGCCCCCGCGAAACCGCAGGGCCCAGCGGACCAGGCTGTCGAGATCGGTCAGCGTGGCGGTGCCCCGCCGGCGGGCGGGCTTGAGGTATTCCGCGGCCTGGCGGCGCGCGCCGGTCAGATCCTCGATGCGGCGATCCTTGGCGACGGCGACAATCTCGGCATGGGTGAACGGCCCGATGGCGGCGTTGGGATCGAGATCCTCGGTGGCGCCCAGGGTCTTGATCAGGTCGGCCAGCGTTTCGGCGATGTTGTGCGCGGACGGCGCCTGCTGGGGGTCGGTCGTGCTCATGTGTGGGTCCTTTCGAGTTGGGTTCTGGTGTCAGTCGGGGTCGCGGACCTCGCCCGTTTCCGGATCGATGTCCTCGACATCGCGGAGGGGGCGGTGCATCCGCGCCATGAACGGGCTGTAAAGTGTCAGCTCGCCGTCATCGTTGATGAAGGCCGCGGCGGAGCTCGGGGGTTTCTTCGGTGACTTGAACTCGACCCGCGCGCCCATGGCGACGTCGCCCGATTTTCCCAGGGCGTAGTTCACCGAGATCGTCATGCTGCCGTGGCAGCCCTTCGTGCCGTGGTTGTCCTTGTGGTCCAGCAGGTCGCGCTGAAGATCGCGGTGGCCGCTCATGACTTCCGTCAGGAAGTCGCCGCCGTCGAAGAGCGACAGGATCTGTTCGAGGCTGCGCAGCCGGTAAGGATCGTGGGCTTCGACAGCGTTGGACGCTGCGTCGGATTTCTTGCGGGCCATCATGGGTTTCTCCGTTTCGGGGTCGGTCAGGGGTGCAGGGTGCCGAGCGCGCTGGCTGCGACAATCGCGGCAAGGGTTGCGATGATCACCAGGGCCGCGCCCGCCGTGCGGGACCAGCGGTCGAACTCGGCGTCGAGGCGGGCTTTCTCGGCGGGCGGCAGGGAAAGGTCGGTCAGGTCGCCCTCGGCCCGGCGGAAGCGGTCGTCGGGGCCGGTCATGAGGTGGCCTCCGCAGATACCTCGTCGCGGACGGCGCGCAGCTCGGCGACGAACGCCAGGGCTGCATTGGCCATGCGCACCTGGCGCCGAAGGTTCTCGCTGTTGATCGCCGTCCGGTATGCCGTCGGGTCGGTGATGTGCAGGAAGGAATGCATCTGCGCCTCTGCCTTGACCAGTTTCGCGAGGTGCTCGGCCTGGGGTTCGAGCAGCTGGAAAGCGAAGCCGACGGCCTCCATGGCCATCTTGTGAAGGATGTCGTCGGTCATTGGCGGGGCTCCCCGTATCCGTCCAGGTGCGGGGGACCGAGGTCCGGCTCGTGGCGGCGCCAGCGGTCCAGCGTCTCCTGCATCACGGCCATTGCATCGCCACGATCCACGTTCGCGACGTACTGGCTGCGGTTGCCGCCCCAGACGAAGAGCGAGAACGGGACGGGGACGCCAGCGGCCTTGCGCAGTTCCTTGGCGACCAGCCTCCCGATCCGCTGCATCCGCAGCGAGACGGCAATCTGCTGTTCGGGGGTCAGAGTTACTCCGTCGGTCATCGTGTCCTCGCGATGTGGGTCAACAGGGTGAGCGCCAGATCGGCCATGAAGGCCGCGCGGGCGGGCGGGGTGCCGGTGGCGATCAGGGCCTCCGCGGCGCGGGTGACGGGATGGGTCGCTGGCGCGGACGCTCCGCCCGGCGCCGCCGGGGGTTTGAGGGAGTGGAACGTCCGCGCCGTGCGAAGGGGTGTGCGGCGCCGGGATGGGAAAGGGACGGCGGTCACAGCAGCGTGTCCTGCCGATCGTCGGTGGTCGGGGCGCGCAGCTCGATGATGCCGACACGGCCGGGCGCGGGCGGGGGCGTGTATCGGAAGAGGCGGATGCCGTGGGCGGCGCAGCGGGTCCTGCACTGATGCCAGCGGTGGATCAGCAGCCAGCCGGTGTCCTGAGCGAGCGGGCCGCCGAAGCGCTGGTGCAGGGCGCCGGGGCTGATCTTGCAGGGCAGGCCATCCGACCGTGCTGCGCGGCCCAGGGCGATGGCGAGGGGGCCAAGCTGTTCCTCTGCGGTGTGGCTGCGCGCGGCCATGGATCATGTCCTTTCGTGATGTGCAGGACCCCGACGCCGGGAGGAGGATAGCGCCGGGGCCCCGGACCGGTGTCCCTTGCGGGGCCGGTCAGGCCGCCCGTTCGACGGGAGGAGTGTCGTCGGGGCGGATTTCGATCAGCAGCCGCTGGGCTGCGGTGAACCAGTTGCGGGCCAGTTCCTCGGGGGTGTCGCCATCCGCCCAGAGGTGCATCAGGCTGCAGGCGTGGCAGCTGTGGGCGGGCCAGGGCGCGTCGGCGTCGGGTTCGATCCAGGTGCCGTGCCCCGACAGGCAGGCCTCGCGCAGGGCGGCGGCGCGCTGGGTAAGGCCGTGGCCGGACCAGCGGGCGACGAAGGCCGCGATCCGGGGCAGGTCGTCATGGGTCAGGTCGGGCATGTCTCGGTCCTTTCGGGAAAGCGGGCGACAAGCGGCTGCCGCGTGGCGGCGAGAAAGGTCTCGGCGGCGGCGGCGTGGTCGCGGTCGCCGGATTCAGCCAGGATGCGCGCGGCGCGGCGGCGGGTGGCGATCGAGTGGCCGCGCGGCGCCGTCCAGACCCTGCGGGCGCGGTCGATCTCCTGCGCGGTCGGGCCCGCGGGCGCCGGGGTGAGGGCGGTGTCCGGCAGGTTTGTGAGCGCGCGGCGGATCATGGCGCGGCCTCGTCGGGGGCGGCGACCGGGTTGGCATGAAGGCGGCGGGCCTCGGCCAGCAGGCCGGTCATGTCGATGCGGATCCCGAAGTCGCGGGCGGCAGCGGTCCAGGCGATGGCGCGCAGGTGCGGCAGGGCCTGGGCGCGGGCCGGATCGGTCAGGATGCGGCGGGCATCGGCGCGGGACAGGGCGAGGGCGGTCATACTCCCGCCTCGTCGAATGTGCGGAAGGCGTGTTGCACGGCCAATTGCTCCGCCAGCGCGGCGGGATCGGCGGCGGTGGCGGTGAAGGCGCGCAGGTCCGGGCCGTCTTCCCAGAGGATCAGGTCGGTCAGAAAGACGCCGGCGCTGTCGTGGACCTGGTAGAGCGTGACGTCGATCGTCTGTCCGAGGTGGCTGGTGGCTTGCCGGGCGGGCCTGACGGTGAGGCCCTCGGCGCGCAGGCGGTTGCAGTATTGCGTGCGGGTCATGGCGTCCCCCAGAGGGTCAGGCCCCAGAGGGTGAGGCCGACGATCAGCGGCAGGGCGGCGGGCAGGAGCGTGATCGCGCGGCGGATCATGACGCGGCCTCCTCGGCGACCGGGTGATCGAGCGCGGCCTCGAGCCGGTGCAGGGCCGCGACGTCGGTGGTGACGTCGTCACTGAGCTCGATGAAGCGGCGGAGGGGGCCGCCGCGCTGCCACAGCATGATGGTTGCCAGGAACCGGCCCTCGTCCGTGGCCACGGTGATCGTCGCAAGGTGCGCCAAGGTAAAGCTGCGCTCGGCAACGAACCCCGCGCGGCGGAGGTGGTCGATGTATTCGGGGATGGTCGTGGGGTGCATGGAAACCTCCGTCGCTCATGTTGCGGCGGAAGGTTGCACACAGCAAACAAGATGGCAAGAAAAAGTTTGCCTTAGGACAACTCTCATGCAGTGTTGACGACTCAGGGTGGCCGTCGCGAGCCACCATGGGGGCGTAGAAATGGGGGCAAGATGCAGCGATTTGAAGAGCAAGAGCTCAGGGCCGCGATTTTGAAGCTGACCAGCGCCCAGAGGCAGCTGGTGCGCAGGGCGATCAGTCTTGCGGCGGCGACCGGAAGCTCAGAATCAGGGCCCGTATCGCCGCGCGCTGGTCGCGGTCCAGGGTCATCAGGTCCTGCAGAAGCGCATCCGCCTCGGTTTCCGAATCGGCGAACAAGTAGCTGACAGAGCAGTCGAGCGCCTCGGCCAGGGCCTCCAGCGTCTCGGCGCTCGGCTGTCTTTTGTCGGTTTCGATCTGAGAAAGAAAGCCTTTCGAGATCCCGGCCATCTGGGCCAGGTGCTCGATCGTCAGGCCGCGTGATTGACGCAGGTGGCGCACTCTCAGCTTCATGGTTGCCTCATGCCATCTGCTCGTCTCGGTGCAAAATAGCTCGGTGCAAACTTCGTCCTTGCATGAGTGTTTGCGGTGTGCAAACTAAGGCCCCATGACAAAGCTGCGAGAGCATCTGGCGACAACCGGAACCAGACAGTCCGACCTGGCTGAAAAGGTCGGCGTGTCGCGTCCGTACATGAGCCAACTGGTCGGAGGCACGAAGATGCCCGGCCTCGAACTGGCGATCAAGATCGAGGCCGCGACCGACGGAGCTGTGACGGTCAGGAGCTGGTTGAAGTCGCAACGCCGACCGACCCCGGTGCATGCCGAGCGGTCTGAGGAGGACGCCGCGTGAGCCTAACCGTCCATCAGCTGGTCCGCATATCGCCGCGCCGCGTCGATGGTGTCGAAGTCCATGCCGCCTGCGCGGTATCCGCGGGGGCCGACCACGATGCGGATCGTGTTGTGCGTCTCGACCGTCTCGCCCAGGGCCAACCCCTCGGCCGGGTCGCGGTCGTCGATGTGGGCCCTGGCCTCGGCCAGCGTCGGGAAGTCCTGTCCGTCGGTGTGCACCGTGGCGCCCGCGCGCTTGCGGATGCGAAAGCCCTTGTAGATCTGCAGCACGTCGTCCGGTTCGCGCCGGACCTGGGCGGGCGGGCGCTTCATCGGGGCGAAGCCCGGCGGGGCGGGCGTGGGCGTGGCAGGCTCGACCCGGTTCATGACCAGGACCGCGATCAGCCCGAACGCGCCGGTGAGCGCGCCGATCAGCAGCCAGCCTGCAAAGCTGCGGCCCCGGGCCTGGGCGGCGATTGCGGTGACAATGGCGAGGCCGATCCAGATCGACAGCAACATGACGTGATTCCCTCATTCCTGACCGCCCCATCCTATCACACGGGGGCCACGCGATGAGACACGCGGCCCCCGTCTTTCCAGTTTCCCAGTCACAGGAGAAACATGGAGTGAGACCGGTGAAAAATCCTGCCGAAACGACACAGGAGCATGTTGCGGCCTCGCGGCGTGCCTTCGCGGCCCTGCTGTGGCGGGCCTTTCCTGCCCCGTCCGAGCATGAGCTGAGCCACAAGGCGGCGCGGGTTCTGGATGTCAGCCCGCGACAGGTCAAGAACTGGCTGCGCTGCGAGCATTCCGCCGCCGTCCATCACTATTTTGCCGTGGCGGCCATCGCCGGGGCGGAGGTTGTGCTGGCCCATCGGGGCGCAAAGCGGTGAGGGCGCTGTGGTACATCCGCGCCCGCTGGTGCCAGGTCGCCGCGCAGGTCGCGCGGCGGCGGGCCTGCGAGCTGGAGCGCCGTGCGGAAGTATTTTTCCGGAGGGCGGGATTGTGAGTGTGGGTTTTCTCGGTTGCGTCTCCGCGGGCGACCATCAGCCCGAAGGTCCGGTAAAGAGGGGCGGCGCCGGCGGGGCGCAAGGCCGCCCCGATCTCCTGCCTCGACCTCCCCGGCGTGCCGCGCGGCACGTCGGGGGCCTTTTCGGGGGCTGTCATGGCGTATGAGATGCGGTCCCTGCAGGGCCGCCCCGGCCGCTATGCCGTGTTCGAGGGCGAGATCCAGCGGTCGGGCATCCTGTCGAAGGATGGTGCCGAGGATTTTCTGGAGACCGTCGAGAAGCGGGCGCGTCGGCGGCAGCGGGACTGTCTGTGCTGTGGCAGGGCCTTCCTCTCGGAGGGCGTGCACAACCGGCTGTGTTCGCGCTGCAGGGCGGCTGGATGATGCGGGAGCTTCTATCCATGATCGATGCGGCGGAGGATGCGCTGGAGGCGGCAGAGCGGCGGCGGGATGTGCTGATGCTCTGCGCCGATTTCGAGGCGCGGCTGGCGGCGGCGGGGGTCGATGTGTCCCTGGCCGTCCAGGAGCCGGACTGGGTGAGCTTTCGCGTGCCGCTGGGTCTGACCCGGCCGGAGCCCGCGGTGGCGGCGGCGCCTGCGCCTGCGCCAGAGCCTGCCCCGGAGCCAGAGCCAGAGCCTGCCCCGGAGCCGGAGCCTGCACCTGCACCTGCGCCTGCGCCGGAGCCCGCGGCGCCGCAGGACAATGGGCCTGCCCGGCGCGGCGCTTTCACGGATGACGAGGTGGCAGAGCTGCTGCGGCGGTTCGATGGCGGCGAGACCCGGCAGGAGATTGCCCGGGCGCTGAACCGCTCGGTTCTCGGGATCGGGCCGGTTCTGCGGCGGGCCCTGGCCGATCGGGGCCGCGTCGGGCGCAAGGTCGTCCGGGCCGATCCGCCAGCAAAGGTCGCGGCTGCCCCGGTCGCGGCGCGGCCAACTGTCAAGGAATCCTTGACGCCTCCGCCCGTCCAGGCGCCGCCGGTGGTGCCGGTCAGCAAGGGTGTGAGCGCGCGGGACCAGGCGATCCGGGCGCGGCTCCGGCGGATCGGTCATACGCAGGAGTGGTGCCTCGACGCCGATGCGGAGCTGCTCGAGGAGCTGAGCCGCGGCGTGAAGCTGCGCGCGATCGCTGCGCGCGAGGATGCGCCGCTCGACTGGCTGCGCGAGCGCTACCGCAAGCTGGTGCCCGATGCCTCCTACCAGGAGCAGGTCGATGTCGCGCGGATCGCGCGGGCCATGGCGGCGGAGGCGGGACGGTGAACGTGCAGGCCAGCCGCCAGCGGGACCGCGTCTGCGACCGCCTTGCCGCCTCGGTGAGCCGCATGGACACCGCCCAGCTTGCCGCTGCGGACCGGGCGATCGAGCGCATCCTGCATCCGCACAGCGAGGATGCCGGGCGGCCCTGGTCCCCGGGCGCTGCCGTCGGTCGCGGCGGGGATGTGCCGGCAGGTGTCGACATGGTCGTCCGCGACGACTTCATCGCGTTGCGGCCGGCGGGCGGGTTCGAGCTGATCATGGCCGATCCGCCCTGGGCCTTCGCGCTGCGGTCCGACAAGGGCGAGGGCAAGAGCGCCCAGGCGCATTACGACTGCATGACTGCAGACGACATCCGTCGGCTGCCGGTGGGTGTGCTGGCCGCGCGGGACTGCCTGCTGTGGCTTTGGGCCACGGGGCCGTTGCTGCCGCTGGCGCTCGAGGTCCTGGATGCCTGGGGGTTCGTCTACAAGACCTCGGGCCACTGGTCGAAGAAGACCGTGCACGGAAAGCAGGCCTTCGGGACCGGCTACATCATGAGGGGCGCGGGCGAGCCGTTCCTGATCGGGACACGGGGCGCGCCGAAGACAGCGCGCAACGTCCGGTCTGTGGTCGAGGCGCCGATCGGCGTGCATTCCGCCAAGCCTGACGCGGCGTATGTCGCCGCCGAGCGGCTGATGCCCGAGGCCCGCCGGATCGAGGTGTTCTCGCGGCGCAACCGTCCAGGCTGGGCGGCCTGGGGCAACGAAGTGGGCAAGCTCGATGACTGACGCGCCGGGGATCCCGCTCCTGGCGCGGAAGTGCGCCGAAAAGGGCCTGACCCTGCGCGATGCGCGGGCGCTGTTCGAGGCGATGTGGGTGGCCGACGCGGTGGCGCTGCACGGCTCCAAGAGCGCCGCGGCGCGGGCTTTCGACATGGGGGCAGCCACTTTGACGCGGGTCAGGAACCGGGGAGAGCTGATGACGACCACGCTGGATTTCACGCTGAAGGGGCGCCGTCTGTCGGTCCATGTGACCACGGCAGGCAAGGGCCGGGATGCCCATGGTGATGTCGATCTCTTCACCCCCGATGCGGCAGAGCTGCTGCTGGCCCATATCGGCGACGTCGAGGTCGAGGAGTGCATCTGCAACTTTCGGGCGGCGCATTGGGTGCGTCCCGTGGGCGCGCTGGTGCCGCGGGTCGTTGGCGCGGCCAGGGCGGCGGTGCGGAATGGCTGATGGGGCACATTACGGGCCGATGCCGGGTGCGTCGGGCTGGGGGTCTCGGGGCGGCGTCGGCCCTTCGGTGGTCGCGCTGGCCCTGCAGAAGGTGCCCCGGGGAGATATCGCCGCGCGGCTGGGCTGCTCTGTCGCCACGGTCAGTCAGCACCTCACGCGGGCGCGGCGGGCTGGCATCGCCGTGCCTGCACCTGATGCGGCCTGTCTGGCCGCGCCTGTCGTCGTGCTGCCCGGGCGCTGCCTGCCGGGTCTGACCCGGGCGGCGGAGCGGCGCGGCATGACGGCGGAGGCGCTGGCGGCGCGGCTGGTCGATGCCGTCGTGATGGAGCGGCTGATCGACGCCGTGCTGGATGACGGGTGTTTCGGTGGCTGAGCTGGTCTGGCGCAGAACTGGCCCCGACCGGGGCGAGGCGCAGGCGGGGCCGGTCGCCTATCTTCTCACGCGGCTGCGGGTCGGGCATCCGGGCTCGATGCTCGATGCCGCCATCGGCGCGCGTTTCATCGTCGAGGAGGCGGCGCAAGGTCGTCGCCTGCGGCGCCGTGTGCACGGCTCGCCGCAGGCCGCGATGGCGGATGCGGCCGAATGGGCCAGGGACAATTCTTCAACCCAAGGGGCAGGCATTTGATGGACTACTGGCTGTATCCGCTGCGCTATGGCGACACATTGTCGAACCACGACTGGATCGAGCTGCATGTGAACCGCCTGCTGACCAGCCGCTTCGTGGCCTATTGCGTCAGCGAGGATCGGCGCGCCGACGGTTTCACCGCGCTCTTGCTGTGGAGCGAGGCGATCCGGCAGGATCCCGCGGGGACATTGCCCGATGACGACGTCGAACTGGCGCAGCTGGCGAAGTTCGGGGCCGATGTGGCGGGGTGGCGCGCGGCGCGGCCTGGTGCCCTCTATGGCTGGCAGCCCTGTGATGTGGAGGGCCTGGACGACGGGGTGCCGCGTCGGCTGGGCCACCGGTTCCTGACCGATGTCGTGGCGCGGATGCATGTCCGCAAGAAGGGCCGCGACCAGCAGCGGGAGGCGAACAAGCAGGCGCAGGTCAGATCCCGGGTGCGGCGCAAGCTGGCGGCGATGCGGGTCGGCAAGGCGCTGCAGGAGTCGGACCAGGTCGTGCACGCGGTGGCAGAGTACCTGATGCACGGTGACCTCTACATCACAGACGACAACGTCCGCGTGGCCCTGGAGGAGGCGGCAGGTGTGCCGCGTGTCGTCGGCCTGGAGGTGTCGCGGTGAGCGGGCTGACGGGGTGGCAGATCGAGGGAGGTTCGGTGCGGGACTAGGTGTCATGCCGGTGTCAGACCGGTGTCATCATGACAGCATCCTGACAGCATGATGACAGCATGATGCCTGTCAGATGCTGTCACTTTTCAGGCCTTTGGGTGTCATCGCCCTACAGGACAGGACATGAAAGAACATGACAGAACAAAACATCCCTTACCGCCCGGGCGTCCCGACAGCAGGCAGCCGGATCAGGCTGAGAAAAGGGGATGAGCGATGACCGACGAGAGCAAGCGTGACCGTGTGCGGCGGCTGCTGCTTGAGCCCCTGGGCTTTCGGAAGCCCGGCGGCATGAGCGCCGAGGCATGCGCCGAGATGCTGGTCCGGGTCTGCGACGAGCTGGCCTATCTGTCCGACGAGGCGCTGGCCCGGGTGGAGGAGGCGCTGCGCTTTCGCGGCACCGGCAAGGACCGCAACGGCTGGCCCGATCTGGCCACCTTCCGGGCCTATGCGGAACTGGCGGAGCCCCGGCCGATCGAGGAGCTGCCCGCCTTGCGCCGGTGGTTCGGATCTGTCGAGGGGCCGCGCGCCATCGCCGACGGCACGCTGGTGGAGACCTGGGCGTTCTTTGGCCGGCACAAGCGGCCGCCTGTCGGGTCGCAGGATCGCCGCGTCATCGCGGACCGGGCCAGCGCCAACCGGCGGCGGCTGGAACTGGTGGACGACAAGCGCAAGCACGGTCGCATGGTCGATCCGCAGGATGCCGAGTGGGCGCGCCAGTATCGCGCACGGCGCGCCTATCTCGAGGAGATGGTCCGGATCGAGCGGGCAGAGCGTGGTATCGAGGTGTCGGGATGATGGGCATGGCGCGGGCGGAAGTGGTGGTGGCGCCGGTGCGCGGTGTCCGGCGCATGGGGATCCGGGCCGCTCTTGAGTGGGCCTTTGGTGTCGAGAAGGCCAGGCTCGCCTTTGACGTGGTCGACCCGCAGTCGGCGCGCGGGGGGGCGGCTGGTGCCGAGTGGGTGATCTGGCAGCGCCACATGCTGGGCGCGACGGTGGACAGCTCGGGCCCGGCATGGGGCGGCTCGGCCCCGGCGGACGATGCTGAGGTGATTGCCGCCCTGGTTGAGCATCTGCCGGCACAGCACGGTGGCAAGGGCATGGCGGCTGCCATCGCGGGCTGGGCTGCGGCTGGGCTCGCCCCGGACTGGATGGAGGGCCGGGCGCCCCGGATCCATCCAAGGAGCTGGCACGTTAACCGGCACGGCCGCCGTGGCCAGACGGCGGACAGCGTCGAGCTGGGGCTGGTGTTCGATCCTGCCGATCCGCTGCGGCAGGTGGGCTGGCCCGGGGTCGTGCGGGCACGCCGTAAGGGCGGGACGGTGCGCGATGCCGTCGCTTATACCCCGTGCGTCTGGGAGCCGACGCCTGCACAGATCGCTGCGGCACGCCGGGGCTATCTCGACTGGTGGGGCGCGCTGCTGCACCTGTCTTCGGAGCTGCGCGGCTCGGGCCTGCTGGCGCGTGTCGAGGTGACGGATGAGATGCCGCCGATGACGCCCTGGCGAAAAGGGGCTTGACGCAAAGTCTAGGGGGGTTGCATAAGTGCACTCAACACACCTGCGCCCGGAGGGATCATCCCTGCCGGGCGCTTTGCGTTTCAGGGCAGTGGCCAGGCGCATGAGGAGAGCCGCGCATGCCGATGAAGCCCTGCGCGGTCACCGGCTGTCGCAGCCTCGTGCCGGTCGGGCAGCAACGGTGCGCCAAGCATCAGAGGCAGGCGGACGAGGAACGATGGGCGCGCGCGGAGGCCGTGCGGTCCAACCCCGAGGCCCGGCGCTGGTATAGCTGGGCCGCGTGGCGCGGGCCGAACGGCAGGCGGGCCATGCAACTCCGCAAGGAGCCTCACTGCGAGATGTGCCCTGAGGAGACGCGGCAGCCCGCGACCGTGGCCGACCATGTGCAGCCGCACCGCGGCGACCACGCGCGTTTTTGGTTCGGGGACCTGCAGTCGCTCTGCAAGCCCTGCCACGACCGGACCAAGCAGCGCCAGGAGGCGCAGGCGGACCGGCGGGGGGGTGTGCAGGGGCGCAGGGGGGGTGGGTCGAAAGTCGAGGGCCGGGGACCGGCAAC